ATTTATCTATTGTTGATTTATCTATTGTTGATTTATCTATTGTTGATTTATCTATTGTTGATTTATCTATTGTTGATTTATCTATTGTTGATTTATTTATTGATGATTTATCTATTGTTGATTTATCTATTGTTGATTTATTTATTGATGATTTCTTTATATTCTTAGATTTTAATGTTTCATAAATACCATTATTAATTATTTTGATTTGATTATCAGTTGCAGATGTTTTTATAATAATACTATTATTGGTTATTAAACCTTTAGAAGTTAATGAATTAACTAATTTATTTGTTTTTCCAATTACTTTTTCAGGTATTTGAATAATAAAAGTATTTGCTTTTAAATATTTAAAATTTAAATCAGACATTTTCTAATTTAAATAAGCATTTAAAAAAACTTATATATATAATTACAAAGTAGGCATAAATATAATGGATATTAATCAATTTTATTTTGAAAATATAGGTATTGGATTATTAAATGTTTCTAATTTATTAAACTTAGATTTAAATCTGAATGAATATTTAGTTGTTGGACAACGAAATAATGCGAATCCTACAAATACACTTGATTATGAATATAATATGATTGTTAATAATAATGGTGTTGGTATTAACGCAACTCGTCGAGAATTATTAAATACAAATGCTGGATTACTTGTAAATAATAATATAATTTGCAAAGGAAAAATAATGGCAAATTCAATTGAATTTCAAAATTTTACTTTAAATAGTAATGTTACAAATACTGATTTAATAAATTTAGTAAATAGAGTTAATTCAAATCTATTTTTTTTTAATGGTTATAATAATCAAGGATTAACAAATACTATATACACTCCATCATATTTATCAATTGGTAATTTTAATTCTACTTTTAGTAATGCACATGCATTAAAAATAAGTGATACACCGATTGGAACAACTAGTAATATTCAATTTGCTATTTATAATCAAACTAATAATAATATTGAACAAGCACGTTTTACATTTGGTATGATTGGTATTAATGCTAATTCTCCAGCGAATATAATTACAACTAAAGGAATGCCTCTTGAATTTCATATATCAAAAAATTCAAGTAAAGTTGATGAATTATATTCAAATGGATTAGGTTTTCCGTCATATATAAATAAAGAGGATAATTTTCCACAATTAGCAATTGATGCTAATGGAATTGTTAATATTAATAAAAATAATTGTGATTTGTCTTTTAATTATAATAATATTAAAATGATACCACAATTAAATGTAAATGGTGCTCAATATGCAAATGATATATATATGTATGATAGAATAAGAGATTCAAATTATCATTTACATGATATTTTTATGCATAAAACTGGTGTAACTTTAAATCCAAATCAAATATATGGTGGTGATTTTGCAAAAACAGAATTTACATTTAATTCAAATATAAATATTGGAAAAACAAATGATGATTATTTATTAACAGTTAATAATTCTGCATTAATTAAAAAAAATTTAACAACAGATAGTCTAAATAGTGGTAAAACAGTTATTAATGGAACAACTGATTTAAATGGTATTGCTTATTTTAATAGTACAGCAATTTTTAATGAAAATATTTCAATTAATAAAAATTTAAATATAGGAAATGATTTATTTATAGGAGGTGTAAGAATTAATACTTCAAATTTTAATTTTGCAGTAAATGGATTAAATTTTGATTACCAATCAAATTTAAGTGTTAATGGTAGATTAGGTACTGGAGTATTTGCTATAGATACATATGATCATCAATTTAATATACTTAAACGTAATCCAGAAAGATTTGAAATTTATATGAATGATATGTCAGGAATTACTACTGATAGTAGTAAAGTTTTTATTGGTCATACTGAACTTAATAATATAAATGGTAATGTTGATAATAGTTTAGTTTTTTTAACACAAAAAAATATAAGATGGCATAATATCTATTTTTATCCAGGAAAAGATCGATTTGGTAATAATGGACTTAAAAATATTTCTCCAACACTTGCGATTATGGAAAATAATAAAATTGGAATAAATACAAATCTTCCATTAAAAACATTAGATATAATAGGAGATATAATTACATCTGATTATTATATTCGTAAAAATAATTTAAATTATAAAGTTAATTCAATAATTAATGATGATATTAATGATACATCTATTTTAAATGTTAAAACTCTTGATATAAATTTAAAAGAAAATCAAAATTATATTAATAAAAAAACTTTAAATATTATTGGTGGTATTAATTCTTATAATGGTTATTTTGAAGGTGAATCAAAATTATCATCATTTATTAATTATGATAATTTTAATATTTCTAGTATAAATTCAAATATAGGTATTGGTGTTATAAAAACAGATAATCCTTATCCAATACCATTACAATTAAGAAATATGAATAATAATTTTAATAATAATTCTATTATTCGTCTTTATCGTGGTATTAGAGGAGGTAGTTTTAATAATGATGCATTATATACAGGTATAGATTTTTGTGATTATGATTTACCATTACCAACACAAAATCGAAATAATTTTAAATGGTTTATGTATAAAAATCATAGATCTGAAAATATACCAGGAGTATTACAAATAGGTTATACAAATAATTCAGTAAATCCAACTCATAGTTGTATGAATTTTTATTATAATGATACAACAAATAAATATTTTATAGATATAAATAATCCAAATATAGATTTTCAATATAATAAAAATAATACAGTTTCAATTAAAGGTAATGTTGAAATTAATGGTAATTTAAATTTAATTGGTGAAAATTCAACTTATAATATAAATGGTGTAATTATTGGCAGTTTTTCAAATCCAGCAATTATGAGAGGAACTTCAACATCCACTTATTATAATTTTCAAAATGAAAATACAAATGATGTAAGTATTGTTGCAAATAAAATTGGTCTTCTTCCAAATAAAACAATTGCTTTTGGTTTTAATAAAGATGATTGGATTTATAAAAAGTTAAATGTTATTCAAACCACTGCTAATGAAGATAATTCTTTAAGTATATTTTATAATAATAAGGATTATATAAATGATTATACACCACCAATAATAACTAAATTTTATAATAAATCATTTAGAAATTATAATTTTAGACCAGATATTGCTATTATTCAACATGCAATTATTTATGATAATTCTGATACAGGAACTATTTTAAATAAGGTTGATTTTAAATTAAAAGGTTATAGTGATGTCACTATTTATGAATTAACTCCTAATGATAAAACACCTTTTATTACTTTTATTAATAAGGAAAATAAAAATCAAGTTAATATTGGTAATAAAAGTTTTTATTCTGGTGATTCTATTATATATCCATCAACTGCAGTTCATATAAATGATGATTTTGATTGTCTTTTAAGATTAACTAATGTAAATAAAACAGTAAAAATAGAACTTGCAAATGATACTAATATTTGGACTATTGGCGCAGATAATAATCTTGATATATCTCTTAATAAAAATAGTTTATTTAATTTAACTAGTAATGGTCAAATAATTACAAATAATTATTCATTTATTGATAATAAAAATTATGAAACACAGAGTACTATAAATTTTAATAGTATTCCTAATAGAAGTACATTAGAATGTACCAATTTTTATTATAATGATTATAAAAATACAAATGAAATTATTGATGGTCGAAATGGTTTTATTCAAACACATTATAGTAATATTGAAACAAAAATAAATGAAAGTTATTATGATAGTTATGATGATTTAACAGATACAGCAATATCAAGATTTATATATGGTATAAATGATTCAAATTTACCATTAATAGATATTAATAATAATCCATTAATTAATTATACGATTATAAATTCTAATAAAACATATAATGATTTTATTGATTTAAATTTTAAATTAAATCCACGTAATTTAATTTTAGATTATAAGTTTTTAGATAATATTCATGTTAATTCAAATGATAATTCTATTAAATTAATACCAAGTTTAAATAGTTATGATAATAATATTAATGCATTTATTAAAACAAGTAATATATATCCAATAAATTATTCAATAGATAATTTTAATTTTAATTTAAATTATTTATTACCAAAAACATTAAATAATGATGATTTACTTTTAAATAGTCGTATTATTGATTTTAATAAAACTTCTAATTATTCCAATAATAATTATTATAATTTAAATATTCAAACTTTTATAAATGTTAAAAATAATCCAAATCTTGCTAATTATTTAATTAAAACTATAAATAATTCATTTATATCAATTAATAATAATACTAATAATTATTTAAATATTTCAAATAAAATTTTATATTATCCATTTGCAAGTTTTCCTGTTGATGAAATTGAACTTAATTTGAAATATAAATATAATTATAGAAATGATATAAATATTCCTTCTAATTTCTTTCAAAATTATAATAATTCATTAACAATTACTAATATTATTAATAGTAATGCTATTATTAATAATAGTAATACTTATTTAACTCAAGAAATAAAAGGTTCACTTGACTTTGGATTACCTGTTAATATTCATCCAATTGAAATTATTTGTTCTAATTTATCATCTAATGTAATTAAAAAATTATATCCAATTGAAATTAATAATAATCAAGTTACTCAAATTGAATTAGGAATTATTAAAAATAATTATTTTGATTATTATGTTTTTGACCCTAATTATTCAATGATACCAATACCAATTTTAATTAATAATTATAAACCACATTTAACACTTAAAAATTATATTAATTCTAGATATTCTAAACCACATAAATTTTATAGTTTTGACAATAAATATGAAATTCATTTAGGTAATTCAAAATTGTTATCATTAGATAGTAATGGTAATTTAAATACTAATGGTTCTATCAATGTTAAAGATATTTATATTTCTGGTGATATTTATAATAATAATGGTAATAATTTAACTTCTATTTATAGTAATCTTACTAATAGTAATTTTAATATTAATAAAACTAATATTTCTTTAAATAGTTCTAATATTTTCTTAAATCCTAGTGTTATGAATTATGGTGGTATTATTATAAATAGAGGTGATATATATAATAGTAATAATTTATTTGAAATTAATAATTATAATAATAATGATAATTTTATAACATTAAAATCTATTACAGATTCAGCTTTAATTAATTTCTTTGGAACTTGTAATTTATATAAATTTGGTTCTAGTAATGGAAATTTTGGAATTTGGAAAACTAATAATTCCGAAACTTTAACATCATCATCTACATATATGACTAATGATTTTAATAATTTTAGTAATGTTATTAATTTTGATTATTCTTTAGGATATAATAAATTTCCAATTATTAATTTAAATGGTGCTATAAAATCAACTAGTAATTTATCTATTAATGATATTAATATTTATCCTAATAATGATTTAAATTATAAAATTCGTGTGTATGGCAATATGAAAGTTGATGGTACTGTTATGTCATCATCTGATATTAGAATTAAAACTGAAATTAAAAAAATAGATAATGCTTTAGATAAAATATGTAAATTAAATGGAATTACATATGAAAATAAAATAAATGGTATTCGTCGTGAAACTGGATTAATTGCACAAGAAGTTAAGGAAATAATACCAGAAGCAGTATATGAAGATGAAAAAGGTTATCTTAATATTGCTTATGGTAATTTAATGGGAATAATGGTTGAAGCAATTAAAGAAATAAAACTTTTAATTAAATAGATATATAGATAAACATCTTAAAATGGAACTTTTAGGAATGATGGCAATTATCATTATTCTTATAATATTGATTTATTATTTTGATAAAGGTTTTATAAAAGAATGTTTTTTTAATGATGATGATGATAATAATAATAAAAATAAAGATAAAAATTTAATTGATATAGAAATTGAAAGAATTGGTGAATATTATTTACTTTATAGAAAAGAAACAAATGATGATTCTAAATTATTTTTAAAAAATAAAATTAAGGATTCTATTACTGAAATAGAAAATGGATTACTTAATAATTATGATAAATATAAATTAAATAATATTTATTCAAATGAATTAGAACCATTATTAAATAAACCTATTTCAAAAGAATCTGATAAAATTTTTATGAAAATAATCAATAATATTGATTTTCTTGTTAATTATGCTTTAACACCTGAACGTTATATTCAATCTGAAAAAATAAATAATATTAAAAATGATTTTAAATTATTAAATGAATTATATGAGAATGTTTATATAAATAAAAATTATGGTTATAAAATTGTCGAAAATAAAATTAATATTTTAAATAAACGTATTTATGATGATTTAATGAATATTACAACTTATGATGATTTAAATAATTCTGGTATTATATTAATTTTAAATACTACACTTATACGTGCTTATGAAGTAAATGATATTACACAAATTAATAGTTTAAAACAAACTTTTAATGATAAAATTAGAACTTTAAATTTAATAATAACTAAAGATGTTATTAATGATAATAAAGAAAATTTTGTTAATTATTTAGATGATTATTCTAATATTAATTTACCAGCATCAATTATTGAACCTACTACATCAATTTCTTTAAATAAAAATAAAGAAATTGTAAATAAAATTCGAGAAAATTTTAATAAAATTTATAATTCATTTGATACTATTAATAATATCTATAAATATAAACGTAATATAAAACAAATAGATGAATTAAAAAAAATAATTTCTGATTCTATTGATGAAATTATATCATATAATAATAAAGATATCACTTATAAATCTAAAATTTTAAGTGTTAAAAATGTTATTATTGCATCTGTTTTAGATAAAGAATTAGAAAATAGTTATGTAAATGGCGATGATAATGAAATAATTAAAGTTAAAAATAAATTTTATGATGGAGTTATTGAAATTAAAAATATAATTATTAATTTTTATACTAAAACACAATCAAATGATATTAAAGATATATCTTTTAAAGATATAATTCAAGTAATTTAATAAAATAAAAAAAACAAATGATTTTTATTTATATACATTAGAATTTTCTATAATTTATTTAATAATGCCATATTAATATTTGCTACACCTAATGTTCTCATTAATTTTACATAAAGACTTTTTGCACGTTTACTATTAAAATCTAATTTTCCTGTTTCCAATTCTTCAATTTCCTTTACATTAATCATACATTGTTTAGCAAGTTGATCTCTTTTAATATTTTTCGCATTTCTTGCTGCATTTAAATCAATTAATAATTGATGATCAAATGGACGAAATTTAGGTGGATCTTCATCATCGTTTATAATTGGTTTTGCTGATGCTTGTGATTGTTTAAGTTGAATTTGTTTTCTTTTACTTCCATTACCAATAGTAACCTCATTCCAATCTTGAAAATCTGTCATTACTTAAATTAAAATTATAATTTGAATAATTCTATTTTTAATTAAGAAAATCATTTTTTATTTTTCCTTATATAGTTTTTTACTTCTAAAAGTATATAAGCATAACTACCCAATTAATAATTAAAAATAATGACTACTTCAAAGACTGCTCAAGTTGTTACTAAATTCGCAAATGCTGTAAATTCAGATGTTGAATATTCAGTTAAAGAACTTGCTAAAATTCTTGACGGTTGTTATAAAGAGGTTTATGTTTCACGTAAAAGAACAGTAAATCCTACAGGTGAAAAGAAACCACCAAGTGCTTATAATCTATTTATTAAATCAGAAATTGAAAAAATTAAAAATGAAAATGTTCAAGGTGTAGATCCTAAGGATTATATGAAACTTGCAGCTCTACGTTGGAAGGAAAATAAAGAAAAACTTTCAGCATAAATCACATTTCGTTTTTTTTGTTTTTTTATTTTTAAAATAATTATTTTAAATAATAGACACAATAATAATGGTTCTTTTACATTTAAGAACAGATAATGTATCAAATACTACTCTCGCTAAATTTGATAGTATTTATGAAGATTCTTTTATTCAATTTTCAAATATTAATAATAATCTTTATTATTCTGGTATTAATAATAATTCATTTAAAATTTATAATCCTAATAATATAAATGATGAAGGATTATTATATAATAATAATCAATTAAGTGTAAAAACACATAATACACAAATTATTAAATATAATAATTTTACTATTTTTCCAAATGATTTTACTTCTATGAATAATTATCAATTTATTGAATTTAATCAATCTAATCCTATTGGATTTTCTAATTGTTTTGATTTTAATTTAAATACTTTTTGGCAATCTGATGCTATTTATTCACGTAATGATGATGGTTCTATTAATATTACTAATATTAATGTAAGTGATCCATATAATTTTCAAAATTCTAATAGTCGTGGTTATTGGATTAAAATTAAATTTCCTTATCAAGTTATTCCTATTGGTGTTTATTTTAGTTCTCTCACTACTCTTTATAGTCCCGTTTTTTTTGATGTTTTTGTTTCAAATGATAATATTACTTGGACTAAAGTTTTAGTTGTTAATACTACTACTATTGGTAATGAATTTTTCTTTAGAGAAAATACTACTTTATATTTATATGTTGCTATTGTAATTACTAAAATTATTGTTGATAATAGTGTTAATGCTCCTGTTTTACAATCATTTAAAGTTAATGAAATTCGAATTTATACTATGCCTATTTTACATTTAGATAATAATGTCAAAATTACCAATAATAATATGTTAAATTTAAATACTTTAAGTACTAATCGTTTAATTTTAAATAATTCTCTTATTACTTCTGCTAATGATTTAAATTCTACTATTACTAATCAAGCAGTTCAAACCATTATTAATTTATATAATTTTTATTGGATTAATAATGGTACTACTGGATTTTTAAATAGTAATATTGTTAATAAAATTGCTATTAATAGTAATATTACTAATTCTACATTAGGTATTAATGGTGATATTTATTTTAAACAAAAATCTATTAATAATTTTTTTACTCTTACTAATAGAGGTGGTATTTTTGATATAACTTCATCTTATGTTTATTTTGGTAGAGTCAGATTTCTTAATAATACTCTTAATTATTTTAAATTATCTTTAATTTTATTTGAATATGATAAATATTATTTTCAAACAATTAATATTAATGGTTATTCTGCTTTCTCATCTAATTTAAATATTTATTGGGATACTGTTTTTGATAATACTTATACTCCTCAAAGAATTATTGATATTAATTATATTATTGAATCTAATGTTAATAATCGAACATCCATTCTTTTTTATTATAGATATAATCCCGTTTTAAATATTACTACTGCTGTTGCTAATAATGATTTTATTAGTGAATATATTAATAATATAACTTATATTGATTTTATTAATACTTCTTCTATGAGTAATATTGAATTTATTATTAGAACACCTGCAACTAATACAATCAATTTTGATAATGATATTTATTCTAATGCAAATTTAATTTCATCTCGAAGTTTAAATAAAAATAATAATTTAATTAATTTAGTTAATACCAGAAATTTAATAACTAGTAATATTCAATTTACTACTTCAATTGCATCTTCCAATTTTCTTATATTAGATAGTAATAAAAATATTATTGATAGTGGTATTTCTTCTAATAGTCTTTCCATTTTATCACGTTTTGGTAATAATACTACTAATAGTAATCGTATTTTAGGAACTAATAGTAATGGTATATTATCTTATTTAGATGTTTCTTCACTTCTTTTAAGTAATATTAATTTTCATGCAACTACTTCAAATAATACCATTTTAATTTCAAGTAATAATCTTTTTGAAGGATTTACAATAAATAAAAATAATCTTTCTAATTTAAATATTATTACTAATAATCCTAATTCATTAGTTGTTATTAATAGTAATAGTCAATTATCTACTATTACTAATATCCCTTTATCTAATATTGATAATAATTTACGATTATTTAATTTTAATAATATTAATATCAATAATAATAATTTTATTTTCTGTAATTCTAATATTTCTTTTAATCATATCAATGTTAGAAGTAATATTAATATTGGTAATTCACATATAATAACTAGTAATATTAAATTTACTAAACCTCTCATTAATAATCGAGAATTTGCCGAAGATATTTTTAAATTAATAACAAAATTTCCTAATATTCCTAGTCTTCAAATTACAAATAAATATGAAACACCTTTTAATCCATTATTACCTTTAACTATTCCTATTGATTTTTCAGTTACTTTTAATAATGGTTCTATTATTTCATTAGGTATTCATAGTAGTGATAATAATTCTGATACTAATAAAAAAATTTATAATATTTTTGATAAATCATTAAATTCTTTTTGGATTTCAAATCCTAATTTTCTTGATTATACTAATACTAGTTATGGTGCAACAATTAAACTTACTGATGACCCATTATCTTTAACTAATTGTGGTTCATATATTATTTTTGATTTTAATTTTGATTTTATTTTAAATTTTTATATTATTTATGTTAATTATCCTAATCTTATTAATTCTATCAGAGATTTTAAATTATTTGGTTATAATAAATCTTTACAAATTTGGGATTTAATTGATCAACGTTCAAATATTATTTTAAATAATAATCTTATTCCAAATACATTCAATTTAAATAAATCTAATAATAATATTTATTCTAAATATGCTATTTGTATTATCAATACACATAATAAAAGTTCAATTAATACTGCTAGTGTTATTATTAACACAATTGAATTTTATGGTTATCCCATTAATTCTAATTTATATTCATTATCTAATCTTATAACTTTTAATAGCGAAAATTCATCTATATTTATGGGAACCAGTAATATTGGTATTTTTAATTATGATCCATATTCTCCTTTAAGTATAGGTAATGATTTACCTTCTAATCCTAGAAATTCTATGATGAATATTAATCATAATATTCCCATAGATAATTCTAATATTAATTCTAATGCTATTGAAGTTCCTATTATAACTCTTACACGTCATTCATTAAATTCTGATATAAAGGGTATTAAAACAACACATTATCTTAATAGTTGGAATAATAGTAATACTAATTATACTATTAAATTAACTAATTCTAATATTAATAATGAAAAAGTTATTTTATCAATGAATAGTTCTGGTAATATTGCTATTGGCGGATATCCACATTCAAATTTAAGTAATAATGGTTTAAGTTTTTATGATAATAATTCTAAATTTATTAATCTTTATGCTTCATCTATTACATCCAATTATTCATTAATATTACCACCAAATCAAGCAATTAAAGATATGAGTTTATTTGTTGATACTGTTGATATTAATAATCAAGTTTTTTTGAAATTTGATAAAACTGAAAATTTATTATCTAAATTACCTATTGTTAATTTTAGTAATATTTCTTTTACTAATAATAATTCTAATATTAATATTCAAACATCTATTATTAATTCTAATTATTCTATTATATTACCATCTACATATGGTTCTAGTAATATGACTTTTATTATTGATAAAATTGTTAATCAAAGTAATTTATATATGAAATTTGCTAATCCTATTTCTAATTTAATTTCTACCAGTTTTATTAAAATTGGCGATGATTCTATTGCTACTAAAAATCAATGTAATTTAACTCTTCAAATTGCTGGTAAATGTTTAATTGGTAATAATAGTAATGATATTTATAATCTTAATAGTAATTATTTGAGTAATTCTTTAGTAGTTGTTGGCAAAATTTATACTACTAAAGATATTTCAAGTGATTCTGATATATCATATAAATATAATATTAAAATTATTGATGATCCTATTGGTAAAATAAATAAAATTAATGGTTATACTTTTAATCGTTATGATACTGATGATGATAATCGTTATTCTGGATTAATTGCTCAAGAAGTTATTAAAGTTATGCCTGAAGTAGTTATACCGAAACATGATGGTAAATATAGAATTATTTATACAAATCTAGCAGGTTTATATGTTGAAGCAATTAAAAAAATAAATAAAAAATCTGATTATATTAATTTTAAAGTTAATTGTTTAATAGGTACTTTTATTACTTTAGGTTGTATTTATTTATATTCAAAAAAAAAATAATTATTGACAATGTCTCATTATATCACTTGATTCTAAATCATTTTGTTGATTTCTTATTATATGTAATGCCATCATTAAATTTTTATAATAATCCTTTTTTATTTTTATAATTTCATTATCATCTGGTAATAATGATATTAATTCTGCACTTAAATTAAATAACTTATTTTCAATCATTTTAATTTCATTTTTATAATCCATTTATATTTATATATGTATATTTATTAAATATGACTTGATTTAAGTTTTAATTAAATTTTAAAAATTGATTTTATTATTATAATTTTTTATATTTATTTTTATTCTAATGAAATGTTTTAATAATGCTAAAATTTATATTATTAAAATTATCAATAAAAAATATGATAATCATATTTATATTGGTAGTACTATTAGAACTTTAAAAGAAAGATTTAATGGACATAAAAATTCTAAAAATCAAACTTCTATTTCTAAATATATTAATGATAAATATAATAATAATTGGAATGTTTGTAATATTGAATTATATATGAATTATCCATGTAAAAATAATCGTGAATTAATTAAAAAAGAATATCAGATTATTAATAAATTTGCAAGAAATAAAAAATTTAAAGTTTTAAATATTAATGGTAATAAAAATAAAAAATGATTTTACATTTTAACTGTGTTTATCGGTATTCCTTTATACTTATAATGGTTTTATCACATAAAATTCAAGCAATGGTTTTATCCGATATCATTCATACATTAAATGATGATATTGATTATCATCATTTAAATTTTTTATGTGATATTAGAACTGATTTAATTTTCAAACGTGGTTATTTAATTGCTAATGATTTTATTGAAATTGCTGATGAACTTATTAAAGAATATTTTCCATCTATGCAAATTATTGAAATTAATCATGGTGATTTTATGATTATTAATTATAATTCACATCATTATATGATTCGTTTTATGAAAGATGAAATTTATAATCATTATCATCAGTTTCTAATTTCAAAATATTATGAACTTATGAGTTTTTAATTATAATTTCTTCAATAATAAAAAACAAAAAATGATTTTTGTTTTTATTTTTATAAATATTAACTTTATTTATATGACCTCTAAATTATCAAAAAAACAAATGATTAATGATATAAATATATTTTTTTTGAAACAAGGTAAAATATGTGATGGTAATATTTATAAAGTATCTAAAATTAAATTATTACAAATTATTATTGATAATGATATTCCACATATTAATGATAATGATTTAAAAAATGAAATTGAAGAAACTGAAAATTTTAATAATTATTTAGAAATAATTTATCATAATTATATGAAATATAAAAATATTCCTCCTGAAATTATTAAAAATATTTATTTTAATAATCAATTAAATTCTGATGATTTAAAAAAAATTATTATTAATTATAATCTTAAATATGAAAATGATATTAAAGAAATTAGTAATCTCGTTAATGGTATTTCAAATTTAATTAATAATTATAATAATGATAAAAAATTATATAAAACAATACCTGATATTATTGATGAACTTAAAAAAATTAGTATTATTCAATAATTATTTTATTTATAATTTATTATAATAGATTATATTAATGTTAAAATTATACCTTCATTTTCTTTTAATTATTTCTATTTTTATTATTTCTATTTTTAATGCTCTTTTTATTATTGGTTCCGAAAATGCTAATGTTTTTATTAAATTTATGTCTGTATTAGTTATTTTCTTTATAATTTTTATTGCTAGTTTTATTAAAAATACATTCCTTCCTTTCTTAGGTAATTGTGTTTTCCCTGTAGGATTACTTCCTAATGAAATGTATCCTCCTAAATCTAATTTTGAAATTGAATTAGATTTTCATTATCCTGATGGTACTAAAGTTATTTATTGGAGTGCATATCCTAAAAAAAATGATAAAGATTTTATTTATGAAACTCCTAATGATGCTTATGGTGATTATAAAAATAGTGGTATAGCCATTATTAATAATAAAAAAGCAACTTTACATATTTATTGTCCTAATAAATATACACTTCCTAATGGATTTATTACAGATAAACATATTCATTATAGATTAGCTTTTAAAAATAATCCCATTTTATCCGAAGTTAAAACTGTTTATATTAATTGTTAATTTTTATTTAAAATTATTTATTATTATTATTATTATGGTTCAATTATTATCTTTTGATATTGGTATTAAAAATATGGCATATTGTTTTGTTAAAATTAATAATGACAATAATCAAATTATTTTTAAAAATTTAAATAAAACTGACTTAAATTTACCAAAAAAAGCTAATATTCAAAATATTATTGATAATACTATCGATTTCTTAGATAATTTAATTAATCATGATTTATCTATTGATATTAATGATAAATTAATTATCCTTATTGAATGTCAAATGACTTCTGTTATGCGAACTATTCAAACTACTATTAATACATATTTTAAAATGTTAAATCGATATGATTCATATATTATTCAAACTAATTATTTATCTCCAAAACATAAATTAAATATTATTAATAAATATCAAGATAAAATTGCTTCTAATTCATATAAACAAAATAAAATAGATGCTATTTATTTTTGTGAATATTTATTAGAAAATACTTATAAAAATGCAGATATTAATAGTCATATCAATAATGAAAAAAAATTTATAGATATTTTTAAAACTTTAAAGAAAAAAGATGATATTAGTGATGCTTTTTTAATGGTTATTTATTATTATGAAGTTATTATTTTATCTTAATTATAAATAGATATTAAGTAAATTAATAATTATGTCAAGTACTGCTACTACTACTAATGTTGCTAATACAAATGTTACTCCTGCTAATAGTTCAACTGTACCATTAATTAAACCTAATACTACTACTACTACTACTACTACTAATAATAATATTCCTGGAGGTGCCTTTTTTTCTTGGATTTGGTTTATATTTTTAATTATATATTTCTTTATTTGGATTATTTCAGGTGTTTCCGCTTTTGTTGCTTCTTTTATTTGTTTAGGATATAATGGATCATTCTCTGATAAATTAATTGGTATTAGTATTGCCGTTTTATTTGGTCCATTATATTGGTTATATTTTAGTTTAAATAAAAATTATTGTTATAAAAATGTTGTTATTAATGATCAAATGAGTGATTTTTAAATTAATTTTCTTATTTTTTTTATATTATTTTCATCAAATTCTATTATATTATTATTTATTATTATATTTGTTAATCTTAACCAAAAATTATCATTTTTATAATTTCGATTTTCTTTTCCTATTTCATAACATTTATCATATAACCATTTATAATGTTCTATTTTATTTTTCATTGTAATTAATGAAAAAGATTCATTTAATCTTTTACTATCTATTAGTGATGATAAATAATTTATTACTATTTTATTTTTTATTTTATTTAATGGTATATAATCCCAATAATTACAAAATAATTTATAATTATAACATTCACATTTTATTTGACGTTCATTATTATCTAAATATACTTCTTTATCGTCTATTATTATAAAATTTGCATTTTTTATTTTTATTCTCTTTTTTATTCCTTCTATTGATTTTCTATATTCTATCTTTTTTGTTGTTTGAATTATTGAACACTCTTGACGTGTAAATATCGGTCTATTAAATTTAAAACCTAGATTTTTCTCTATTATTTCTATCTCTTTTATTCCCCATTTCTTTTCCGATGCTGTATATATATATAATTGTGTGTCTGGATATTTTTTTGTTATTGTTTCTATAAAATAACTAAAATATGGTCTTATTAATTTTGATTTTTCTGTATAACATTCATCCAATATCTCATTTATTTTTATTTTTATACCCAATTTACTTAATATCATACATATCTTATATAATTCACATTGATAAATGCAATCTCCTATTATAGTTCCATCTAGGTCTATTATAAATACAAGAGGCATTTTAATTGTATTAACTTTAATATCTATTATTCTAAAAAATGATTTTTATTTATTTATTCTTTATTGTCAAATTAATATGACTGGTATTACTTGTAATTACGCTGCTATCTGTATTGATCCCGATTGCAAATTCGAACATCCTATCTCTATTAAAGATCGTAAGGTTGTTCGTCGATTATATGATAAAATCGGACGTGTTGATAAATCTGAAAATAATCCTTCTGCTCGTCGTGCCAATTGTAAGTTTGGTCAAATATGTTTTAATCCTTCTTGTGGATATCGTCATCGATTAGTTTTCAATGACCGTATGAAACTTGTTAATGGTTTTAATGATATGAAGTTAGAAATGACCAAAACTGTTAAAGTTGTTAGCAAACCTCAATCTCATGTATTTATGATTGATGCTCGCAATTCATTTGATTGTCTTGATGTTTCCGATGAAGTTAATGATGTTAAGGTTGTTGCTTCATCTGTTTCAAGTTGGAATGACCTTTGTGACCAGGAAATGACGTTTGAAGATTTTCCTGCTCTTTGCTAGTTGTGGTAGTGATTTAAAAATGCTGATTTTTTTGGCATTTGTTTTTTTCATGTATTATTAGTAGTTATAATGTCATCTGATCAGTCTAATGTTAATACCGATAATGTTACTCAAGATTTTACTTCACTTGTAATAACTTTAGATGATATTAATTTTAATACGACTAGTTATGATTCTAATGTTGATACATATATTTTAGAATCATTATATATTTATGTTATGAATTTTCTTGATATTAAACAATATAAAATTTATGATTTTAAAGATTTTATTCATTTTATTTTAATATATTATCTTAAAAAATTAAAAAAACAAGATATTTCAATATTTACACATAATTTAACTAATAAATATTTAATACAACTTAAAAATAATGAAATAGATAATGAACAAATATTGATTGGACAAGCAGGTGGTAGTGGTAGTCAAAATATTAATACATATTATTTTAATATATTAAATAACATTTTTTTTTATGATGAAAATAATAAAAGTTTAATTAAAAATGTTTATGAACATTATTCATATGTTTTTGATATTCATGAAAAAAAAATTGAAATTGATAAATCTATAATTAAAAAATATGACAATGGTATTGTTAGTTATAAAATAACTAAAATTGATAACAAAGAATGTAGTGATATTTTTATTTCAACTAAGTATACTGAAATATTTAAAATTAAAAAAGATGATGATACGATTATTAAGACCTATACAAAAAATGATGATATAAGTAAATTGTGTGATTAAAACTTTATATTAAAATTTTATTATTATCTAATAAACTTATGAAATAAATTAATTATTTTTATTTTATATATAATATTAATTAAAGTAGTATGGAAGATTTAAATATTTTTACTAATATTCAAAAAAACAAAAACAAAAATAAACTTTTAAAATCTTATTTATATAGTAATGATAGCAGTAATGATAAAAAAGTAATAGAAGATTATGTTGAATTAATATATATAAATTTAAATTTATTATTTAATGATTCAAATTATAATAATGATAATAATATTAAAGTTTTTATCATGTATTTAGTAATGATTTATTTATTACTTTTAAATAAAGTTGAGAATGACAGTAGTAGTAGTTTATCAGAAGATAATATTATAACATTGTTAAACTATATTATTGATGATATTAAAGATGATATTATTAAAGATAATGATAAACTTAATATAATTTTTAAACAAGAAAGTTCTTTAGCAGATTTTAATAATAATAAAATGAACTTTGATTTTGATAAAGTGACTAGTCAGTTTAATTCACTATCTGAAGATGGAAATGAAAGTTCTTCGCAATTACCGAAAACTGCTGATGTTGTATATGCATTACCTGTTCCTAATGAGTCAAAAAAAGAAAAAGATGAATTTATTAGTTATTTAAATAACTTAAAAAGTATTGATAATTTTTATAATAGTTGTGATAATGAAATTAGTGAAATTAGTGAAAAAATTATGAGGTACTTAAATGAGGATGTAAGTTTTAAACAATTATGTAAAGAAAATTTTGAAGAGTTTTTAAATAGTTTTTTTAAAAAATTATTAGAAACATTATATAATGATATTTTAAATAAAATAACTGATAAAGGAACTAATGATATAAATGATGAAAAAAAAAAATACGAAAAAATAAAACAGTGTCTAAATGAAGAAAAAATTAAAAAATTAAAAAAATATTTTAATTTGTTTAATAATAATTCTAATAATGATACATTAGATTGTCTTGATAATTTTTTTGTATTAATTGATAAGATTATAGAAAAAAATTCTGAAAAATATAATAATGTAAGTGATGAAGAAAATATAAAGAAGTTAAAAACTATTATTAATCAATATTTTAATCCAAGTAATGAAAGTAATACAATTAAATCGATATGTGATAATAGTAGTAATATTAATACAGCGTTAGAAGAAATTGAGTTTATACCTCCACCTCCAGAAAGACAACAATCTATTAATGATTTGTTTGAAAAAGTTTTTTTTGAAAATGCAAACAAAAAATTAAATGATAATTCATTAAAAACGATATCTGATTTTAAAACATTTTTAAATACAGATATAATTAATAAATTAAATACTGACTCTGAACTTCAAAATTATAAATATACTAGTACTACAATAACATCAGATACAGAATTAATTAATAAATTTAGTTCTTTTTTTAAAAGTTTTTTAGAAAAATTATATCAAACATTAATTAAAGAATTAAAAGAATATTTCGAACAACTAAATTATAATCCTAAGATATTTAAACAAATAAAAAAAAATATAATTGATATCAATCAAAATTATAGTCAAATTTTAAAAGATTTAAATAAAACAGCTATTCAAACTCAATTAAGTGATATATATTATATTATAATTAATAAATTATTTGAAAATAGTTCTGAATATAGTTCTGAATATAATGAATTAAATAAATGTAACTTAGATCAATTAATAAATCAATTAATAAATCTATTAATAAATCTTTTTGAACTTATAAATGATTTTTATTATAATGATACATCATTAAATAATCATAATGAATTTAAACAAGAAATTTCATTTTTATTAAATTCAGTTTTTAATAAAGATGAAATTTGTAATATTGATAAAAATAAAAATAATATTATTATTATAAATAAGTTAATACAAAAACTATTAAATAAAAATCATGTTTTATTTAATAATGCCCCCCGTGATAATGCTAATATTTCAATATTTATTAACGATAAACCAGAGAATATGACTTTATTTACACATACAAAAGATGAAAAATATATATTAGTTGATATAGTATATACGGATACTGATTGTAAAAAAAAATATAATGGTTATTATTTTATAAAAGATGAAAAAAAATATAAATTAATATTTAATTTTGAAAGTTTTTTTAATGAATATAAAAAAATAGATGTAAGTGTTAGTAATAGAATACACTCTGTTGATGATTTAGTTAAAAATACAACATTTACTAAAGATGAACTTATAGATATTGTAGAAAAAGCAATAACAAATATTAAAAACATTAGTATTAGTGAGCAATTTAACAAAAATACTAAGTTTAGTATAACTAAAACTAATAATGAAATTATATATTTATTTTATCAAACATCTGATGAAGAATATATTAAAATTGTTGATTTTGGTAATGAAAATACATTTGATATAAAATATGTTTTTAAAAAAAAAAGTAATGGTAACTACTGTTTTATTGGAAATAATGAACAAGATTTTTATCAAAAATTTCAAAAAGAATTTAAATTACAATATTCTTTAGAAAATTTAGAAGAAATAGTTAATAAAATTATCAAGTTATATAATGATAAATACGGTAAATATACAGTTAATATTAGAAATTTTATTAATGAAGATGGTAAAAAAATATATAAAGAAGTTGAATTTAAAAAAGTGTCTAATGAAGATTATTATGAAAATGAAGAATTTTATAAAAATTTCGCTGAAATTTTTCCTAGAAATGTAAAAGATAGAGCGAACCCATATTATTATACTAAAAATGAAATTGATAGTATAATAAAAAATTATGATGATTATCATAATTTATGTACGCAAGATAATAACTTAAAAAGAATACGTGATAATACTACATTTTGTTTAATTTTTGAAAAAGATGATGAATCTGAATTAATAGTACATAAATATGATTTTAGCTCAAAAGAATATAAGGCATATACTTTTACTAAAAATGGACAAGATGAATATTATGACAAAGATAATTTTTTTCAAATTGATGGTGTAAGAACACTTTTTTTTAAACAAACAATTATATATTCATTACAGGATTGGGAACAAAATGGAAATACCTATAGTAAACCACGAATAATTTCAAGTGTTACAACAAGTAGTATGCCTACTGTTAGTAGTGATATTGTATTTTCTCCTGGTTATACTGGTGTTTCTCCTGGTTATACTAGTTATTCTCCTGGTTATACTAGTTATTCTCCTGGTTATACTAGTGTTTCTCCTGGTTATACTAGTGTTTCTCCTTATGATATTTATGGTCGTTATAGGATGAATGGAGGAAATAATAATAAAAATAGTAATTTAATTTATTTAATAATTATTATAATATTTAATGATTTAATTACTCATTCTAATAATCTGAATGTTGTTAAAAAAAAATATAAAGATTTTTTTAAATAAATTTTTATATATATTAAATTATAAATATGAGTAGTAATATTGCTAAATATACTGAAAATGAAGAATATAAATTAATTAAAACTGCAAATTTACTTAAAATATTTAATAATGAAAATTATAAATCAAGTTTTATTAAAGAGTGTGAAGACTCTATGATTGCTAATAATTATGATAATTTTACCTATACTTATATTGATATATTATTTATGCATCTTCAAATATTTTTAAATATAAATAAATTTGAAGGGATAGAAAATAAAGTAAAAGATTTTATAAATTATATTTGTATTTATTTATTATTACAATCTTTTTTTAGTATAAATTTAAAAAAAGACGATGAAGGTAATATAAACGAAGAACTTTATAAAAAAATTATTAATATGTTAAAAAGTGCAATTACTATTTTTACTAGTGATGATTTAAATAATATAAATAATAAAATGCATATGTATAAAATTATTAATAATATAGATAATAATAAAATTAATAAAGATTTTATAAATACTTATTTTCAACATATTGAAATTAATAATGTAAATGTAACTGATATAAAAGAAAAATTTAAAAATACTCAAAGTGGAGGTACTGGAAATGATACTGAAAATGGAAAAGATAGTACTGAAGAAGTTAGTACTGGAAATGAAGAAGTTAGTACTAGAAATGGACAATATAGTACTGAAAATGATACTGGAAATGAAGATGCTAGTACTAAAGAAGGTAATTTTTTATTACATGCTTTTAAAATAAAAATAATAAATGAAATAATGTTTTATAAAAAAGATGACTTAAATAGTTTATTTGAAGAATTTAAAATATATGAACAAAATTAAATTTTATTTTGCATTTCTATTCTTTTTATTATAGGAACTGATTTAAGTAATATTTCTTTAGTATCTTCAAATGATAATTTATTTATTTTAATAAATTCTTTAATTGGTTGATATGATTTTTGAATATTATCAAAAACAATTTTTATATCTTTATGAACAGGTGTTTGATATTTTTCATATATATATAATAAAAAACATCGAAAAGTTGGAAACTTACGACGTTGTAAATAATATTTAAGATAAATAGCATAAAATGATTGTTGATATTTATAATCTATTTTGTTAATAATTTCGGTTTTTATTTTCCAATCATTATAATAAATAGGTCTTAAAGTATTTGTTGAAATTTCTAAATATGTATTTTCTTTTATATCATAATCAATTAAATTAAATGGATATTTTATTGGTTTTTTTGGACAAACATTTAAATTAAATAATTCAAGAATTTCTTCTTTAGATTTACTCCAAAAATAATTTGGAAATTTTTCTAATTTTATTCTTGATTCTTCGTCACTTATTTTTACATTAATAGGAATACCTTCATCGATTGTTTTATAAAACAATCCTAAAATTTTATTTCTAATTTTGCTTTGGTTTTCATTATTACTTGTATTTTTTCGTAAATAATTAATAATTTTACGATCTATTAAAGATTCAATAATTGTTTTTTCATTTGTCATTATTATTTATTATTTTTATTATTTATGTAATCTTTATATTTAATTTATTTAATTTTAATCTAAATTAAATAAAAAATGATTTTATACATTTTTTAATAAATTGTCCATATAAAGATGAGTTATCCGTTGTATCATCATAATGGTAATTATTTTCTTCTTATCAATAAAGGTTCTTCCTTCAGTTATGTTGTTGACTTTCATTCATACAACTATAAGTTGATTGATAATCAGACATTGGATGAATGTGGTGAAATCGATTTTTCGCGTGAAAATTTGGAGAGTATTTTGACGTCACTTGGTAAAATCAAAAATGCGCACCTTGATGACTTTGATAAATATCAATATGAACATTGTATTGATTATTGCGGGTCTACGTATTACGTGAAGTCTTGGCGTGATATTATGAATATTATCAAGGGTCGGTAATCGCATAATTTGGTTGATATATAACACATACTTCTTTTGTGTTATAATTATAGACTTTTTTTGGATTATATTTTTTTAATGGTAAATAATCACAACTTAAACATCTGAAACTGCCAGTATTAATATCAGTATCATTTGTATTTTGAAAACAACAATTACAAATCAAAATATATTTAAATTTTTTTGATTCTACTAAATAATCAAGAAAGTTATAAATAGTTGATAATGACCAATGTTGAATTACATCTTTTAATATACATAAATCACCATCACTAATTTCTTCTTTTTTGTTTGTAAAATCTAAATGTATAAACTCAAATTTAGTTTTTGGATATTGAGTTGAATTAAAATCAATTACTTTTTTATATACGTCATAACCTTTATAATTAATATCTAAATCGCTATAAATATATGGACCACAAATAAAATCACCACAACCTAAATCAACAATTGTTTTAATATCATTATCATTTATAAATTTTTTTAAAAATATTACATATGAATCTTTATTATAATTAATAGTACTTCCTTCACCACTACTTCCACTATATAATGTATTATAATTATTTCCCCAAATCTTATTTTCATAAATATAAGTAAAAGTTTCTTCCATTTATAAGATAAATATCAATAATTTAAAATGCTTATATCATATTTATTTATTTAGAAATCATAAATATTTAAGGATTATATATATAATATTTTATTACTAAAATAATGTATATTAAAATTATTTTATTCATTTCATTTATAATACAAACTGTATCATATTCTATGATTCCTTTTACTAGAAAAGAAACATTATCATTAATCTCTATAAGTCCATTTGCTTTAAATAATTATATTAATGAAAAAAAATCAGTAGTTGTTATAGGAGGTTGTGGATATACAGGAAGTGATTGTGTTAGAACACTTATAAATGATTATAAAATACCAACTAGAATTGTTTCAAGAAATCCATTTCAATTAGATAATATAAGTAACCCTAGTTTAATTGATTATAAATATGGTGATATTACTATTCCTAGTTCTCTTCCAAATGTTATTAGAGATGCTAAAGCAATTATTTTTAGTGTAAATGCAAGAAAACGATTTAAAAAAGATAATGAAGTTAGTCAAACATATACTGATGTTAATTATTTGGGTTTAATTAATGTTGCTAAAATTTGTATTGAATATAAAATACCTAAATTAATTGTTATTTCTGCTTTTTGTAGTGATTGTATTACTGATATTAATTCTAAATTTGATAAAGCATGTGGTTTAAAATGTGAAAATTGTAAAAGTAAAATTGATGGTGAAATGGCATTACGTGAATTATTTAAATCATCATTATCATCTTCATATACAATTATTAAACCTGGATTTTTAACAATTGGAGAAAAAAGAGGAGTTAAAACATTAGAAATTAATCAAGATTATACTAAATCTGGTATGATTTCAAGATTAGATTTAGCAGATGTATGTATAAATGCAATTGATAATAAAAATACTGAAATGACATCTTTTACTTGTTATTATAAAGATACAATACAACCTATTGATGTTAAAAAAAGTTTAGAAATTTGTACTGGTAATAATAAAACAATAGAAGAATGTTTTTTTGGAGGTTATTTTAAAAATAAAAAACCTAAAAATTTAGATGATGCAATGAAAGCACCTATTTTAGATACATTATTTGCAACAGGTAATGAATATTCAGGTAAAACTTATTCTGAATTATTTAAAAAACTAAAAAAAGATAATTATAAAAATTTTAATTTATTTGATATTAATTTTGGTATAAGTTAATTATTTTATATAAAGATTATTGTTATTTTTATTTATAATGAAATTATCATTATTTACTATTTTATTATTAACTTGTTCATTATTATCTTTTTCATTTGAAATAAGTAGAGGTAAATTTTTAAGAAATAATTTTATTAATTTTATATTAAATAAAAATGATTTTATAAATAATAATTATATTAATTATAATAATTATAATAACCATAATGCATTTATAATTAGTTGTAATAACATTGGAAAACAAATAGCAAAAGAATTTAAAGAAATAAATTTAAAAACAACAATAACTACAACAAAACCAAAAAGAATAGAAGAATTATCAAAATTAGCAAATAATATTGTATTGATTCCTCAAATGGAAATTACAAATGACGAAATAATGAGAAATGAAATTAATAATAATGATATAATTATTCTTGCAGATACAATTTCAATTTTTAGTATTCATACATTTATTAGAACATGTCAAAGAATAGTAAATGCTATTATTAATTATAAAAAAGAAAATAATAAAGAAAATAAAAAAACAATAATATTAATTAGTAGTATAAATGTTTATGGAATACATACCGATGGAGAAATTATAAATGAAAACTACGGAGTTAAAAGTTATGATAATAAATATCAAAATAAATATCAAAATAACAATCAAAATAATTATTGGCAACTTAATCATATTGCAATAGCAAAATTAATAAGAACTGGTGAAAATCTATTATTGGATTTAATGAATAATTATCCTAATAATAATATAAGAACAGTAATATTAAGAACTAGTTCAATTATAGATAAAGATATAATAAATAAAATTAAAAAAAGAGATTTTAAATTAACTAATTATACAAAAGAAATAGGAAATAGTTATATGAGTATCAGTTTAACTGAAGAAATAAGTAATTGTATTAAATGGATTATTGATAATGAAGATATTAAAGGAGTATTTAATTTAGTAAGTAAATCATATAAACGCAAATACTTTTATGATAAATTATTTGATATTATAAAAAAAGAAAAAATAAATTGGATAAATGATAAAACAAATCCTATAAATACAGATTATTATTTTTCAATGGATGAAAATCCATTATTAGTAAATTGTCAAAGATTTAATATGATAGTTGATAATGATTATTTAATTAAAAAAGGTTATAAATTTAAATATAAAAATATTTGGAATTATGATTTTAGAATTTAATTTATTGTTATATTAATAGATGATATTATTTTTCCAATTGGATTTTTTGAAAATAATAAACCATTATCTAAAAAAAATTTAAAAAATAAATCCTCTGTCATTTTTCTAGTTTTTAACATATATAAATCATTTTTATTATTATAATCTCCTAATAATTTCCATAATAAATTTTGAAATTTTTGTATTTTTTCTGGTATATTTACATGTTGATTTAAATATCCCCATTCATATTTACCATACCATTCATGTGTTTTATATTTATTATTTTTTTTTAACATATTATTTTTTCTTGTAACTAAATTTACTAACATATAATCATATACATAAGAACCTTTATTTTCTAATTTTGATATTTTTCCATAATCCCATGATGTCCATATAAAACCTAAATTTTCAATATAATAATCTATTTCATTTATTTTATAATGAAAACAACCTCCTTTATTTATTTTATGATATAAAAAATTACCACTATGTGAATCATTATGACTTATTCCTTGACTATGTAATATTAATAATGATATAAAAACTTGTTCATACATATTACGCCATATACGTTCATTTAAATTTAATGCATATTTTTTATTTAAAAAATAATTTAAATCACCTGATGCTAATTCATTTAAAATTATAGTATAACCTTTTTCTATTACATTTTTATTTACTGTATCAAATAATTTAAAATTTGAATTATATGGACATTTTACAATTTTAAATAATATTGGCAAATGTGGTATTTTATTTTTAATACCATATATTGATAATTCATTTAATATATTTATTTCTCTATTTAAAGCATTTGTATTTAATTGAATTTTTGCAGTAAATAATGGTATATTTTTTATTTTTGGATTTATATTTTTACATTTATAAACTACACCATATTTACTTTTACTTCCTATTTGTTTTCCCAATAATATTGATTTACCTAATAAATAACTATTCTCATCATTTGGATTATTTGTTAAACATGTATTTGGTTGTAATTTTATTTTACCAAGATAATCTTGAATTTTTTTGGTTTTATTTACTCTTTCATTATTTTTATAATAATTTATAGGTTCCAATGAAGCAGATAAAGATAATGACATTTATTCTATTATTATTTATTATTAATAATTATCATCATATTAAAAGTCTTTCAAAAGATTTTCTAAAAGTTCATCTAATGATTTAATATTAACACCTGTAAAACTTTTCAATATTTCTCCATTTTTTAATGTTATAAATGTTGGCATACTTCTTATATTATATTTTTTGTTAAATCATTTCTATCATCTACATCTACTATAAAAAATGTTATTGTTTTATATGTATTTGATAAGTTTTCATATATTGGTTTAATTATTTTACATGGACCACACCAACTTGCAGTAAATAACATTATTGCTTTATCTTTTTTTAATATTATTTCTTCTGATTCTTCACTATCTATTATAATATAAACCATTTATTTATCTATATTTTAATATAAATTTTTTATATAAGTTGTTATTGAATGTAAATATTTAAAATAATTTATTATTTTCCAATGCATTTGTATTGTATTATTTTTATTACTATTAATTATTAATGCTTTATGATTATGTATATACATTATAGGTAATGGAACATATGTTATTATATCATTTTGATTTACTATTCTTAATGAATTTTTAATTTTTGAATTATAAGCATTTATAAAATCTAAATTTCCTACTCTTGGTGCACCAAATGTCATACATTTAATATTTATATTATCATATATATAACTCATATCAAGAGATGCTATATTTGCAATTGCACCACCGGACGAATGACCATTAAAAGAAATTTCTTTTATTTTATTTTTATTATTTTTTAAAATTAAATTTATATTTTTTATTATATTATTTTTCATTGATAAATATTTTTTTAGAAAACCATTATGAATTCGTATTGAATCATTTATAAATATTCTTGGATAAATATCTAAATTAAAACAGATATCATTAAATGTTGAAGTTCCTTTAAAACATATATCTATTTTTTTATTATTATAAAAAATATAACATGCCGATTTTGTTTTTGGTTCTATTATATATATATAATCATCATATATATTTAACATTTTATTTCGAGTTATATTAAATTTTGTTAAACGACTATAACATATTCTACACATTTTTGCTTTTGTTATTATTTCATTTCTTGATGGTGCAAATGATTCTAATAATATTATAAAATTTATAACAAAAAATTTTAAAATTATTTTCAAATTAACAGGCATTTATAATTTAACAATTATTATAATAATTATTATTATTATTTATATTGTTGTTTCACCTCTACATAATGGACATTTACTATTATAATTTATTAAATGTGATTTAATACAATTTTTATGAAATAAATGATTGCAATTTAATTTTATTGCCTCTTGTTCTAGTTCAAATTTATCTATACATATTGCACATTCCAATTCTTCTTTAACTTGAGTCTCATTTATTTTAATTATATCTAATTTATTAAAATCTTCTTCTGTTAATTTTTCAGTTTCTTCCTCGTTTATATTATTTATTTCACTTGTTTCAAGTGTAGTTAATAATCTCATTATCGTATTATATAATGTATATGTTCCTCTTTGTCTATTATTATTATAATCATTATCATCATTATCATTATTATTATCATTATTATTATCATTATTATTATCATTATTATCATTATTATTATCATTATTATTATCATTATTATTATCATTATCATTATCATTATTATTATCATTATCATTATTATAATAATTTGAATAATTTGAATAATTATACATATATATCATAACATTTGAATTATTGATTATATCTTGAGTTATAGGAATTTGATAATAATTATAAAATGATAATAATAAACCATTTATTACATTTCTAGTAAAACCTAATTGAAATAATTTTATTTTTAATTTTATAATAATTTCTCTTTCATTATCTTGATAAATATCTAATAATGCAAATCTATATGCAAATAAATCAGCAAATAACTCATCATTATCTTGAGAATTCATTATTATATATATAAAATGAAATAAAAAGAAATTCAATTTTTATTATATTATGGATAGTACAATTATTAGAGAAAATAAAATTATTATTGCTAGTACTTCATTATGGTTATTACCATTATTATATCATTCTTTTATTTTTCAATGGTATTTTTTATCATTTTTATTAACATCTATTACAATTGTTTCTACATTATTTTGGTATAATTATAATATAAATTCTATACAACATAAATTAAATAATTATTTAATTTTTATTTGTTTTATATATATTTCATCTCAAAAATATTATTTATTTTATAATTTACAATTATATATATCAAATGTTAGTTTTTTACTTACCAATTTAATATTAAGTCAAAATTTTGAATTAGAATATTCATTTTCTTTATGTACAAAATTATTATATAGATATTATTTTTATTTACTTATATTTAATTTAATTTTTAATGTAAATACAAATAATGTAAATATATATTTAAATGATTATACCATTTTATATTTTATAAATAATCTTTATTCTAGTATAGTTGTTTTTAACGTTAAATTTGAAGATTTTTATAAAAATTATTTAAAATCATGTTATCGAATTATTACAACTATTTGTGTATACGAATTTATTAGATTTATTTATTGAAATTTAATAAATATGCATAATATTTCATTAATATCCAATATTTTTCATTAATTATATTTCTATGATAATCTTGATATTTTATTTTTTTCATACTTTGCAATCGCTGTAATGGATATATATATATTTTTTTATATTTAATTATTTTTAGGTCTAATATAAATAAATAATTCTTAAACATTTAATAACTATTTATAAATAATTATTTATCATTAAACTAATTCAAATATTGAAGGATTTAATGATAAATAATTATAATCTATTTTATTTTGTTTTTTTTCTAATAATTTAATTGCGTTCGGATTTTTAGATAGTAAACACCAATTTATTTTATTTTGATTTTCTTCTAAAATTTCTATTGCATTTGGATTACATGATAATGCTAACCAATTTATTTTTGATTGATTTTTTTCATATTCTTCTTTTATCAATTCAATTGCATTTGGATTTGCTGATAAGTATATCCAATTTATTTTATTTTCTTCTCGTTTATTTTCTTCTTCTAATATTTGTATTGCATTTTTATTTATACTTAAATTAAACCAATCTATTTTATTATGATTTATATTTTCATTTAAATTTATTATAAAATTTATTATGTTTAAATTTAAAGATAAATATGACCAATCTATTTTATCTTGATTTTCTTTTAATAATTCTATTGCATTTGGATTAAATGATAATAAAGACCAATCTATTTTATCTTGATTTTCTTTTAATAATTCTATTGCATTTGAATTTAATGATAAATACGACCAATCTATTTTATCTTGATTTTCTTTTAATATTTCTATTGCATTTACATTAGTACTTAAAGAACGCCAATCTATTTTATCTTGATTTTCTTTTAATATTTCTATTGCATTTTCATTACGTGATAATAAACACCAATTTATTTTATTTTGATTTTCATTATTATTATTTAATTCTTCTTTTATTAAATCTATTGCATTTTCATTCATTGATAATCCAAACCAATTTAATTTATCTTTATTAATCCATTTTTTAAGTTTCCATTTTGGTTTATTTATATTTGAATTATAATTCATTATTTTTATAATGATAATTATAATTATCACATATTATTTTATTTTTTTGCAAAATTTCTTTATCACTTAATTTTAATATTTTTTTTCTCATACTTATTATTATTTTCTTTGTTTCATCCGGTATTTCATTAAATAATATTCTTAATTTATATTTAATTAATTCATTTAAAGCAAATAATAATATTTCTTTAATTTCATTTATTTTATATTCTTTTGTCCCTATTATTAATATTATTTTAATATTAATATAATTACTATTTATTTTAATATTATCTATTATATCTGCGTCTTTATCAAAATCAAAATAATAATCATAATAATATTTACATTCTTCATTTATTTTCACACATGATATATCTGAACCTTTTTTTCCTAATATTTTCACTGCATATATTGATGAACTTAAATTTATAATTGTTAATTCTTTTTCATCTATATATGATAATATATCATAATCTTTTTCATTTAAAATTATATTATTTTCACTAAATTTTTTTTCTTTTATAAAATCATTATATTTTACTTCTCTTACTATTTCCATTTTTTATTATTAATAACAAAAATAATTATCATAATTCTAATATTGCTTTCATTTCATTTGCTTTTATTTCATTATCTATTGATATATCATTATATAATGTATTACCACATCTTAAATGTAAAAAACAATTATCTATATAATCATATGTAAAATATCCATTATAAAATTTATTTCTTTTTTCATTTATTAACATTGGTAATAGTTTTGGATATTTATTTAATTCATCAGGATAATTTGTTTCATTCCAAAATCCACACATTAAACCCTTCATTATATATATTTTATCTGTTGAAGTTAAACTTGATATTATATATGGATTTGCATTTGAATCAATATTTAAATTTATATTCGAATCAATATTTGAATTTATATTTGAATTTATATTTGAATTTATATTTAAATCTATAAGAGGTTTTAAATCTGTTGGTAAAAATTGAATTGTTAATTGAAAATGATTTGAATCTAATATTTGTTTATTACATATTGATTGCCAATCAATCATATAATTATCATAATTTGGATATGTAAAATCAATATAACATATTCCTGGCCAAAAATAAGGTATATTTCTTTCAATATTATCTTTAATAATTGCCATTATATAACCATCATATTTTGATACATGTAAATCAGATACTAGAATTACATCTGATTCAATAAATAAATATTTATCTGGTTCATTTTTTTGAAAATTATAAAGTTGAGAAAGGAAAGAATATTCTTTATATCTTCTCCTTCTTGTTTCTTCTTCTCCTTTCCAGTCTTCCTCTATTGATCTTATCCCTTTCTCTCTACATTTCTCTCTTATCTTTTCCCCTTTCTC